TTCTTAAGAGCAGGAAGACCCTTAAGGAATTGCTCCTTGAGTCGAGTACCTTCCTTGGCACCCTTACCTACAATGGAGCCAATCTTTGCGCTACCTGCCCCATAGAGCCACGAATAAATGAACGATTTTGCTTGGCTGCGAGATTCCAGACCTGCTGCTTCTTGGTTAGCTGTGTGGATGTCACCGTTGAGAATGACCTTGCCATACGCTCCCTTATCCCACTTACTCATGTAGTGAGCTAATGCTCTAAGTTCGATACCTGATTGGTCAGTACCCATGAGTTCCCAACCTTTGGGTGCATAGAATAGTTCCCTGCATTCCTTGCCATACTCAGCGCGGTCACTAGGTACTTGCTGAACGTTAGGTCGACTAGCTGTAGCTCTTCCAGTTACAGCGCCTAACGTGTTTGTGGAGTAGTGGATACGTCCGTTCTTAGACAGCTTGAGCCAGCCATTCTTGCCTTCTGCTAACTGACCTAAACGTTTAACAAGCATGAGGTATTCAAGAAGCAACTTAGCTTCAGGAATGGTGTCCTCAATCTCTTTTAACGTGGTCTCATTAACAATGACCTGACCTGACTCTGTGTGAGCCGTTGGCTTCCACCCTCGCTTCTGTAGCCTATCTGCGATCTGTTGACGTGAACTAGGGTTGAAGGGGAGTACCTTCGTCTTCGTCTTCATTTCGATTATGTTAGGCTCAAACGTATCCACCATAAGTTGTTTAAGTTCATCCCTTCGTGCAGAGAGCTTGGCGTATAGAGCCGCTGCTTTTTCTTCATGGAAGGGGAAACCTAATTGCTCCTGCTCTAGGCAGATGCGGTGAATGTCATGCTCTAAATCCATAGCGTCTTGGCTATACTTCTTAGACATGATCTTGTCGTACAGTACATTGTTAACTAGTACGTCCTGCACACAGTATTGGAGCATCTCTTTCGAGTATGTTTCCCAATCCGCATTCGTACCGTAGTCTCCTTTGAAGCACTTAAGGCGGAAACCCCAAGCTTCTAAAGAATGCCTACCTCTTAGCTTCGAGGGCAAGGTTTGGTTAGTTGCATCAACCTCTCCTATGTTCCCCCAAATGAGTCGACATGCTATTAACGTGTCTGTTAATTTAGCACTAGTGTGCCAAGTAGGGTAAAGCTTCTTTATAACCAATAGGTCGTAGCCCATGATGTTATGACCAATTAACTCTTCAGCCTCCGCTAGTAACTGAAGACCTTCTTCGATATTCCCTGCTGCTGTAGAAAACTTATGTAGCTTCCGTGTTGTTAAGTTAGCTGCTGCAATGCAGTGAATTTTACTAACTGTGTCTAGTAGACCATTAGTTTCTAAGTCGAATATATAACGTGCCATAACATCCTCTCTCTGGAGTGATTAATTAAATTCTGAAGCCCCGTGAACCGCTTGGACTTCGGGTGAACTACCCTTAACCATACGTCCGGTTGCCTCATCGAATAGCAGATAGTCTGCCTTACCTGTCCTGCCTGTATACCTGCACTTGAGTACAGTTAACGTTGACGTGTTCCTTGCGGTGTTGTCCTCTTCTTGTTGGTTACGTGAGATTGCATAGACGTTGTTTGATAACTGCTTAATAGAACCTGAACCACGAAGGTCATCTGAACTAGGCACGTAGCCTTCTTCAAACGATCTGCCTTGTGGGGCTTTCTTAAGGTGGCTTATCAAGCCTATGTACACCCCTAGCTCCTGCGTCAACATCTTAAGGTTGTGCATGATGGAGTCTATTGCCCTACGCTCATCTTGATTCTCCTGTCCCAAATCTGAGACAAGGATACTAAGGTGGTCTATCCAGATAACCTTGCAGCCTAAGCCGGTAGCAAAGTACCTAACCTTGTTATAAAGGTCAGTCTCATCTAGCGAACCAAAAGCATCATAGACGTTAAGCCTTGAGTTACCATTAGCATCTACAGCACCAAAGGTTTCTTCAAACCCTTGCCAGTAATCCTCATCAGGTACGAACTCACGGACATCAGGTAGGTTAAGGCGTTTGCCTATATGTATTCCTATGATGCCTTCTGCTGTATCTTCTAAGGGTTCTTCAAGATGTATCAGAGCTTGATTCAAGTCTGTAGTCTGCATGAAGTGATGCTGGAATTGTTTGATAAGGGTAGTCTTACCCATACCTGAGCCTGACGTAAATACATCAAGTTCCCCTAAGCGTATGCCGTAAGTCTTTTGATTCATTCCTTCCATGAAGTCAGGCCAAGCGTAGCTCAGGACTTCTGGACGATCTTCAAGACGCTTACGTAACTCAGTGCCAGATACAATGCCTGCTGGTGAGTAAGGTTCTGCATTCCAGATAGCCGTAATGATGTCAGCACCTAAGCCTTTCATTAGCATCTCTGAAGCATCTTTATGCGGCAGTTTAGCTATGCGAGCTTTCCTAGGTGGAAACAGTTCAGCGACCTTACGTGCAGCCTCTTGGCCTACATCGTCCATATCAAACATAATGATGATACGTTCAAAGCTAAGTAGCCATTCAAGGTTATTTATACAAGCCTTAACAGCCCCCGCTGCACCTGTCGGAATGGATACCGTAGGCCAGCGATTCTGTTGGGATTGGCTTGCAGAAATTGCATCTAACTCACCTTCACAAATAGTCACCATCTTACCGCCAGCAGACCATAACCACTGTCCGTATAGCAGGATGTTCTTAGTGTCACCAAGGAACTTAAAGGACTTGTCAGGGAAGCGTATCTTCTGCGCTACCGTGTGTCCTTTCTTATTCTTATAGTTAGCTACTTGAACCGTAGTACCTTTATAGTCTGATTTGGTATAGTCCCAAAACTCACATGTACCTGCATCAAGCTTTCGCTTGTTCATATATACATGTTCGCCTTTAGGTATGAGGCCGTGCTGCATTGGTGCTACCTCTTTAGAAGTCTGTTCGACATCTTCTGGTACGTTAGAGTCGCAGCTAAAACAGTGACCCCATCCATTTGAATAGATGTGATAACCATCGGAACTGGAACAATCATTTTTAGGACACGGGAGTTTCCCCTGTACTAGGTACGAATCTCCTTGATCTGATTCAACCATTCTGTAACCTCAAATACTGGACATGCTTTATTAGGGTCGAGGTCGTTGTGACCTACTACGGCTGCGTTGGGATAGATTTTAGTCATCACGTCAACTAGAGAGTCGAGGGTGTCCCACTGTGGCTGTGTATAGTTAGCATCAGGGTCACCATCAGCATCCATACCACCCACCATGCAAATCCCAAAACTGTTGTGATTAAATGAACGTACATGCGCCCCGACTTCTTCCATTGCACGTCCTGTCTCAATGGTGCCATTACGCCTTACGATCATGTGATAACCACAGCCAAGCCAGCCGCGTCTTTTATGCCACTGGTCTATCTCAGTGAAGCCTATGTCCATGCTAGGTTTAGTATCGGCACAGTGAACGACAATATAGTCAGTCCTGTTTCTTGTTTTCATCTTCTAATGTTTCCTTAAGCCAACTCTCAGGCACACGTCCCTCGCAGTAGGCAAAGTTGTATTTCTCTGCCCATTGCTGGTTCGTGTATCTTTTGGATTGAACTTTAGTGTTTAGGTTTTGGAATAAGAACCTGAATTCTTTCTCAGGATACTGCGCCTTTAGTAGACGCATCTTTCGACAATCCTCGTCCCTGAACCACCCTTTAGCTTCTATATAGATGCCATTGGGTAGTTGGAAGTCAGGTAAGTACTTTCTCTCGACAACATAAGGGATACGTTCATGTTCATACTGAAAGTCGATACCCCTCTTGGTTAGATCAAAAGCTACGTTCTTCTCCAAGCCGCTACGATACTTAACCTCCTTAGAAGTCTTCGTCTTCTTCTTCGTCAAAGGCTCCGTCAATACCACTCGCTTTTTCGCTGGTGGTGTCTTCTTGGGCGAACGGGCTGGTGTCTTCTTCAAATGTATATCCTTCCTCGGTGTCGAATGGGTTCTCTTCGTTGTTGTACTCTCGTAGCTCAATCAACTGAACAGACTTAAGACGTAGAGATACGGAAGCTTCTTTAGTTGATGCAAGCATGTAAGGCACAGTTTCAAATGCCACCTTACATACACTGCCGTTACCGATTGAT